GCCGACTGGATCATCCATGACATATGCAAACGCCAGCACGGCGCGTCAAACTTTGTTGGACTTTTCACTTTTGCCGCTGATGAACAGCATTGTTAGCCGTTTATCTATGCCAGATTTCACGCCATCAACACAGCGCGTGGAATTTGATCTCAAAGCGTACTTGCGCGGATCAGAAAAAGAGCGTGCAGAGATTTACAAGATTTTATTTGAAATTGGTGCAATTACAACCGAGGAAATTAGACAAATGGAGGAGATGATCTCATGAAGCTAACAACACCAATGCAAATCACGGCAGCTGATTCAGATTCACGCACAATCACCGGCCGCATTGTTGCTTTTAATGAGCACGCAAATGCATCAACCGGCAAAGTCGTTTTTGCTCGCGGATCTATCGTGCCGCAGGATGTTTTTCTTAACCTTGAACATGACAACACCAGGAGAATTGGCCGCAGCGTTGCAATGTCTGTCAATGACAAAGAAATGACGGCAACATTTAAGATTGCTAATACGACAGCTGGTTCAGATGCTTTGGAAGAAGCAATGACTGGATTGAGAGACGGCTTCTCAATTGAATTGGCCGTTGATAATTATGAAATGCAAAAAGATGGCACTATGAAAGTTTTGAACGGACAGCTCACGGCTGTCGCTTTGGTTACTGAGCCGGCTGTTCGATCAGCTCGCGTAAGTGAGGTAGCCGCATCTGAAGATTCTGAAACTGAAACAGTTACAGATACAACAAACCCAAATGAAGGAGACAAAGTGGATAACACTACCGAAAATACCGCTCCTGCCGTTGAACCGGTAGCAGCTCCAGCAGTCGAACCCGTACAGGCATCACGACCAAGCTATTACACAGCACCACGCTCACCGATTGTGGATAAGGTTTCATATCTTGAGCACTATCTACGCGCAAGCGTTTTGCATGATGAAGATTCACGCCAATATGTCAAGGCAGCTGATAACACAACATCAACCGCACCCGGCATGATCCCAACACCACAAAGCACACAGGTGATCAATGCACTTGCAAATGCTGATCGTGGATGCATTGATGGCATCAGCCGTGAAACCTTAGTTGCAGAAGGCATGACATTTGAATTGCCAAAAGTAACAGCTGTACCGACTGTATTGCCAATCAATGAAAATGCAGCGATTACAGAATCGTCACTATCTGCAACATTTTTGTCAGTTTCCGTACAGCCGTTCAAAGGCCGCGCTATCTCCACAGTAGAGCTCATTGATCGCAGCCGACCAGAGTACCTAACAGCACTTTTGCAGAATCTTGAATTTGCTTACGCAAAAGAAACAGATGAGTATGCATTGGCAGCAATGCAAGCGGCTGTTACTACTACAACAGCACAGGCAGCAAATACAGCAACCGGATTCCTTGGATACACATCTCAGGCAGCCGCAGCTGTTTATGGCTCATCACTTGGTTTTGCTCGCTCATTGATCGTCTCACCAACACAATGGGGCAACATCATGGGTTACAACGACAATGGCGCACCGCTATACAATGCGGCACAACCTAGCAATCAGGCAGGAAATGTCCGAGGCGATTCATTGCGCGGTGTAGTTTCACCGGGTCTGAACCTTTATGTTTCACGCTCATTTGGTAACGCTGGCACAACAACAGCTTCCGGCGATTCATCAATGGTAGTTGTCAATCCAGATTCATACACATGGTACGAATCTCCACGCTTTACGCTACGCAGCAACATCAACAGCGATGGAACAATTGACATCCTTTACTACGGCTACGGCGCACTAGCTGCCAAGGTGCCAAATGGTGCTCAATTCAACAACATTGCTTAATTAACAATCAGACATCGGTAGCGGTCGCTCCCGAACGCTAACGATACGAAAGGAACCGAGATGCCATCAATAGTCACAGCCTCGCAGCTTAGGCAAATTCTTGGTGTCTCGGTTTCCTTGTATTCAGACGCGCAGCTTGACTCATTCATTGATTCAGCTGAGCAAACGATTTTGCCATTACTTACTCAATACCAATCATCGGTGACTTTTGCCAATGTAAGTGATTCCGTCATTTATTTCACAACATTGCAGCCAAACTATTTCGTGCCGGGTCAATCTGTTGTTGTTACCGGGGCCGGTGCCTACAGCGCGACTTATACAGTCACCGATGATCGGATTGAGCCATACACATTTACAGCCGCTACAGCTGCCGCAGATCGTGATTACCCATTGCCATTCATTCCAAACGCAAAAGCGACTTTGAGTGGTGGATCGGCTGCAGCCTTGTATGCATCAACACCACCAATTGAAAACGCCATTTTGGTTGTTGCCGTTGAGATATTTCAGAGCATTACAGCTCCGGGCAATCAGATCATGTCAGACAGTTTTACACCATCACCATTTGTTTTGGGCCGCAGCTTGAGCAACAGAGTCATTGGGCTTTTGGGGCCGTTTTTGGATGTTGAAACGATGTGCCAATGACCATTGAATCAGCCATCCGCACGCCACTGGCAACAGCACTTTCATCCATTGCGGCCAATGTCTATAACGGCATCCCAGAAACAATGACAAGCCCATCCATTTGTTTGGCACCGGGTTCGCCGTATCTTGAAAGCGTTTTAATTAATGGATCAACAACAAAAGTGAGAATCAATTTTAATGTGACCGGTGTTGTTGGTTATTCAAACAATGCCGCAGCTTTGGACAATTTAGAACAATTAATGATCAGCATCATCAGCACAATGCCCGGAGGTTATGTCGTTGGCGATGTAAGCTCACCACAATCATTGGAAGTCGGTGCCGGTAAGTATCTTACGGCCGATTTACAAGTCAGCACCTATTACACCAACTAAGGAGAAATCATGCCAACAACAATCATCACCGGCAGAGACATCACTTTCACCATTGCTGGTGATAGTTATGATGCACAGGCCACATCAGCAACATTGACTGTTGATTCAACAATCAACACATATCAAACGCTTGATGGCAAAGCGTATTTTACAACCGACACTCAAGGCACATTTGCTGTTGAAATGTTGGCCGATTGGGGAGCAGCCGGTTCGCTTTGTGAGGAGCTATGGACAGCTGCAACAAGCGCACCAAATACTGGCCTTTCAGTTATTTTTGGAGCAGATTCAGGCGCATCATTTGCGTTTGATGTGCAGCCGATCTTGCCATCAGCTGGAGGCACAGCACCGGATGCCCAAACTGTCTCACTTGCTTTCACTTGTGTGACAACACCTGTTTTGACAATTAGCTAACAAAGGAGATCGGGAGCATGAAACTAGCAATCACGATTGAATTCACATCCGGTGAGAGAGAAACTTATACAGCTCTCCCACCGGAGTGGATGAAATGGGAACAGAAAACCGGAAACACCATTCAGCAAGTGGCCGACAAATTGGGCATTTCTGATTTGATGTTTTTGGCTTATCACGCAATGAAACGCGAATCAGCCGGCAAAGCTGTGAAGCCTTTCGAAGTGTGGTGTGAAGGCGTAACCGATATTGACATGGGGGAAAGCACAAACCCAAAAGCTACGAATCCGGATCAATAAACCGGACTCTTTGGGAGTTAGCAATCGCCACAGGTTTGTCAAGATCGGAATTTGTAACAGATCAGGATATTGCAACCGCGATTGAAATTTTAAGGATGAGAAATGGCAACTGATCCAATCAGCTACGACAAGAGCCAATTGCGTGGCATTATTGGTGCTTTCAAAGGCATGGATGATGAAGCTGTTGCCGAGGCCAAAAAAGTTTCAAATGGATTGGCCACTTTTCTGCAAGGCAAAATTGTTTCGGCAGCTAACAGCCGGCCAAATGCGGCAGCCTCACGCATTGCGGCAGGTTCGCGCGTAAGTAAGTCATCAAAGGTTGGCGAATTGTCATTTGGTTTTGTATCTCAGAAATTTAGCGGTGGTGGTACAACCCAGATGCTTTGGGGCGGTTATGAATTTGGATCAAATAAATTCAAACAATTTCCGGTGTGGTCTGGCCGTGAAGGCCGTGGATCACGAGGATACTTTATCTATCCAACATTGAGAGCTGAGCAACCTCAGATCATCGCTCAATGGGAAGCGGCATTTTCAAAGATTTTGAAGGAGTGGTGAAATGGCACTAGGTGGATCACGGACACTCAAGCTCTCCATTCTTGCTGATATTGATAACCTTAAAAAGAATCTCACAGCTGGATCGGGTGAGGTTGAAGGCTTTGGATCAAAGCTCAATGATTTTGGCAAAAAAGCCGGTTTAGCCTTTGCCGCAGCTGGAGCAGCCGCAGCTGCCTATGCTGGCAAATTGCTCATTGATGGCGTGAAATCAGCAATTGCCGATGAAGCCGCACAAGCTAAATTGGCCACGACATTGCAAAACGTTACCGGTGCAACAAACGCCCAAATTGCGGCCACTGAGGCTTATATAACAAAAACAGCTTTAGCCACGGGCGTAACCGATGACGATCTTAGGCCGAGCCTTGATCGCCTAATTCGCTCCACTAAGGATGTTACGGAAGCTCAAAGATTGCAACAAATTGCACTTGATGTCAGTGCCGGTTCGGGAAAAAGTTTAACCGCCACAACCGAGGCAATTGCAAAGGCCATGGATGGAAATTTTGGAGCACTGAAAAAGCTCGGTATTCCGTTAGATGAAAACATAATCAAAACGAAAGATTTCGATGCTGCAATGCTGGCATTGTCTGCCACATTTGATGAGCAGGCATCAATTCAAGCCGACACATTTGCCGGCAAAATGGCCCGGCTCAATGTGGCATTTGATGAAGCCAAAGAAACTGTTGGAGCATATGTGCTGGATGCCATCACACCATTGATCAGCGCGTTTGTTGATAAAGGTATTCCAGCTGTCACGCAATTTGCAGAGAGCTTGGGCAAAACATTGGGGCCAGCATTTAGCGCAATCTTTAAAGCTTTACGCGATGACATTTTGCCTATTTTCAAGGCTTGGTGGGGTTTCTTGTATGGCGATGTAATTCCAGCCATTGGAGCCGTTGTGGGGCCTGTTTTAGAAGGCTTAAGAGTAGCCTTTGACAAGATCAAAAAAGCCTTGACAGAGAATTCAACAGAATTGAAGCCTTTAAATGATGGCTTTCGCGCACTTTGGGAATTCGTGAAAACCTATCTTGCACCACTTATGGGCAACAATTTCCGCATTGCACTTGAAGGCATAGCAACGCTGGTTGCAACCTTGATTGTTGGTTTTTCTCAATTGGTCGGTTTTCTCAATAAGGCTTACGCACAAATGACCAACATTGTAAATTTGGTGAATAACAACAAAGGTTTGTTTTTGGGTCAAGCTGGAGTTATTGGATCAATAATTGGCACATTTGGAGGCGGTAAAGCTGCCGGTGGGCCTGTTCGATCCGGTACCTCATATCTTGTCGGAGAGCGCGGCCCAGAGCTATTTACGCCAAATTCCAGCGGCATGATCACGCCAAACAATCGCTTGGGCGGTGGCAACACCACAATCAATCTGAACGTAACCGGTGCCATTGATCCGGAAGGCACAGCACGCAGCATCATCAACGTGCTCAACAATAGTTTCTATCGCGGCACAGGCGGCGCAAACAGCTTGCAATTCTCATGAGTATTTTCAATCCGGTTTGGCGCGTGACAATTGGCGGTGTTCAATACCAAACAGCCATTTTGGCAAATTTAACGATTACGAGCGGCCGGACAAACATTTATGAGCAGGCTCAAGCAGGATACACAAATCTTGAAATTATCAATTTAGATCAATCAAATGTGCCAATCCATATCAATGATTCTCTTACCATTGAATTGCAAGATTCCACAGCCACATTTGTGCCGATCTTTGGTGGTTCGGTCATTGAGGTTGGCATTTCGGTGGCCGAGGTTGGATCGGTAGCCTACGCGCAGCGCATCAACATCATTGCATTAGGCGCATTGGCCAGATTGCCAAAAGCCTTGACCAATGGTGTTTTGTCGAAAGAATTTGATGGTGATCAGATTTATGACGTTTTAAAAAATGTCTTGTTTGATTCATGGCAAGAGGTACCACAGGCTTTGACATGGGCAACCTATCCAGCTGCAACAACATGGGCCAACGCTCAAAATTCTGGATTGGGTGAAATCGACCGACCGGGCAATTATGAGCTTGCAGCCAGATCCAGCAACCGGACAGATGTTTATTCTTTGGTTTCAGCTTTGGCCACATCAGGATTGGGCTATATCTACGAAAACTCGGTTGGCCAGATTGGCTATGCAGACAGCACCCACCGAACAAATTATTTGGCGGCCAACGGATATGTTGATCTCACAGCTAATCATGCTGTGGCACCCGGTTTAAGCATCCAACAGCGTGCCGGTGATGTGCGAAACTCAATTACCTTGAAATATGATGCAACATCATCATCAGAGAAATCAGCCTCGGACACAGAATCAATTGCGCTTTATGGTCAGCTTTCGCAGATCATTAGCACCACATTGCACAATGGGGCAGATGCCGAGGATCAGGCAGCCTTTTACCTTACGCTTAGAGCCAATCCACGATTTAATTTCAACAACATCACTTTTGAGCTTACAAATCCAGAGCTTGACGATGCAGATCGAGATGACTTGATCAATGTATTTATGGGGATGCCGGTAAATATTTCCAATCTGCCATTGAATATGAATTCTGGAGATTTCTTGGGTTTTGTTGAAGGCTGGACATTTTCGGCCGCGTATAATCAAGTCAGCCTTTCCATGATTGTGTCACCGATTGCATTTTCATTGCAAGCCATGCGATGGAATGACGTGCCTGTGGTAGAAACATGGAGCACAATCAATCCAACTTTGGATTGGATCAATGCCACAATTGTGGCTTAAGGAGGAAAACAAGTGTCAAACCCAACGAACCCGTTTAACTGGCAAATGCCGCAATCGAGTGATTTGGTCACGGATCTGCCAGCGGATTTTGAGGTATTTGGTCAAGCTGTGGCAACATCAATGGCCGATCTTTTGGGCGGCACAACCGGTCAAGTATTGGCAAAAAATAGCAATACCGACATGGATTTTGTTTGGACAACAGCCAATCCGGGTGACATCACAGGAGTAACAGCCGGTACAGGTATTTCAGGCGGTGGCACATCTGGCACAGTTACAGTTTCAATTGATACAGCTGTCACAGCTGATTTGACCACAGCTCAAACATTGACAAACAAAACATTGACAGCACCGGTCATCAACCTGGCATTGAACGCACAAACCGGCACGACTTACACATTTGCATTGACAGACAATGGCAAATTGGTAACAGCATCAAATGCATCAGCGCAAACTTATTCAATTCCAACAAATGCAACAACAGCATTTCCAATTGGTACCCAAATTAACTTGATCCAAATTGGTGCCGGTCAAGTGACTGTTTCAGCTGCAACACCGGGAACAACAACAATTTCATCAAATGCTGCATCATCAGCTGCGCCAAAATGTCGCAATCAATTTGCGGCTTTGACTTGCATAAAGGTTGCAACAGATGCGTGGTATGTCATTGGAGATATTGCATAATGCCAATTCTCGGGATTTTTGATGCTGGCCGGTCTCGGGGAAATCCAACACCGGTTGTTGAATATTTGGTTATTGCAGGCGGCGGCGGCGGCGGTACAGGCGGCGGTTTTGGCGTTGGTTCAGGCGGCGGCGGCGGTGCCGGTGGTTATCGCACGGCAACGGGCTTGTCTGTGACGGCTGGCGTTCCAATAACGGTCACAGTGGGCGGCGGCGGCGGTGGAAATGCAAATGGTGGAAATTCAGTATTTGACACAATTACATCAACAGGCGGTGGATGTGGTACTAACTTGGCCGGTGCCGCCGGTGGTTCAGGTGGTGGTGCCGGTTATCAAAATTCACCAGCAAGCGGAACATCCTCAGGCGGTACAGGTACAGCCGGTCAAGGTAATAACGGCGGCACAGGTGGATCGTCATTTGGCTGGACAGGCGGCGGCGGCGGTGCATCAGCTGTTGGACAAAGTGGCGGCACAGGTTCAGGCGGCCCGGGTGGTGCAGGTAGTGCATCATCAATCACAGGATCATCAGTAACTCGCGGCGGCGGTGGCGGTGGTGGTGCATCCAACCCCGGTGGCACAGGTGGCACAGGCGGTGGTGGAAATGGTGCAACATCATCAAATACAGCCGGTACGGCTGGCACATCAAACACGGGTGGTGGCGGTGGCGGTTCTCATGGATCAGGTGGAGCCGGTGCATCCGGTGGCTCAGGATTTGTGTGCATCCGTTATTCAGATACCTACGACTTAGCAATTGCAACAACCGGATCGCCAACAATTACAACATCCGGTGGATACAGAATTTACCAATGGACAGGATCAGGATCGGTGACATTTTAATGGCGCACTTTGCACAACTTGATGAAAACAACATTGTGATTAATGTGATTGTTGTTGATAATAATGAATTAATTGATGATCTTGGATATGAATCCGAGCAAAAAGGCATTGATTTTTGCGTTGCTCATTTTGGTGGGCGTTGGATTCAAACTTCATACAATGCAACATTTCGGGGAATCTATGCCGGCATTGGTTATACCTATGACGAAGCCAAAGATTGTTTTGTTTCGCCAATTTTAGAATCATTTGGTGAAGGAATTGCTGAACCTAATTGGTTATCGTTATGAGCTTTCCAAAAGGCACATTGCCGCGTTTGATCGAGGTTGCACTAGCCGAGGTTGGCACAGCTGAAACCGGCAACAATGAGACAAAATATGGCAAATTCATGAAAGCCGACAAGCTGCCATGGTGTGGATCATTTCTTAATTGGTGCTGTGCCACAGCCGGTGTCAAGGTGCCAAATGTGGTGAGCACGCGTGTTGGAGCTTCAGCATTTAAGGAGTTAAAGCAATGGCACACAACACCAAAGATTGGTGACTTTGTTTTCTTTGATTTTGTTGATGATGACAAAACAATCATTAATCATGTTGGTTTGGTGATCCGTTGTTCAGAAAAGCAAATTGTGACTATTGAAGGCAACACATCAGCTGCCGGTGGCAATCAGCGCAATGGTGGCGAGGTTATGGTTAAATCAAGGAGTTTGGGAGCGAGATCATTTGTGGTGGGCTATGGCCGACCAACATATGAAGCGTTTGCCGGTGACTTACCGGATCGACCAAAAGGAGAAAAATAATGGAGCAATTTAAGGCAGCGGCCGCATCATGGGCAAGAAGCGCGGTTGCAGGTTGTTTAGCTGTTTATATGACCGGAAACACCAATCCAAAGGATTTGGCGATGGGCTTGGTTGCTGGCATTGTGCCGGTACTAGCTCGATGGGCCAATCCCAATGATGTAAGTTTCGGCAACAAAAAGTGAGTATAGGTGAATGGACGGCTGTTGGCGGATTTGTTATTGCAATACTGGCAGCCGTTTATTCATCAATGCGGATTATCATCAAATCAGTCATGAGCGAACTTTCGCCTAATTCTGGATCCAGCTTAAAGGATCAAGTTTCCCGAATTGAAGCGCGGTTGGATTATCTATACACACAGCTGATTGAGAAAAAACAGTAGCGACACGCCATGATTTAGGCGTGATTCTTGATTTTGTCGGCTGTGCCTGTCACTCTTTCTTTGGGAGCAAGTCATAGATCGTTTGGAAGCCATGTATGGCTTGCTCCCACTAACAGAAACGGGAGCTACAAATGAATGAAATCTCAATCGTAATCACTTGTTTGATTGCAGGTACATTGTGGGCTGTTATGGCCTATTCAGTCGGTTACAGAGAAGGCCAGCGACAAGGCTACACACGCGGTCGGGCGGTATCTCGCCACATCGCAGCTAGTCAAAAGGCGGCTAAGTGATGGGATTCCTAGATAACTATGAAGGCAACAAAGAGCGCACAGATCGTTGGATCAAGACTTATCCAGAAGGCCGACTTGAGGCCACAATCGTCAATTTCGATGCAGAAAAAGGATCGATCCTTGTCCGTGCAGCGGCATGGCGTAATCAAACGGAGATTGAGCCGGCCGGCATCGATTTCGCCTACGGCTATCAGGCTGCCTATAACGCCAATATGAAACGCTGGTTTGTTGAGGATACAGTCACATCAGCTTTGATGCGTGTGATGGCTTTGGTCATGGGAGGCACGGAAAAGGCCACCAAAGAGGTTATGCAATTGGTCAAAACCGAAACACCGGCAGCTGATTATGACTATTGGACAACAAAGCATGGCGATGTGCCGAGTTACCAAACAAGAGAACAAGTCGATGCGGCAGGTGAAACAGCTGAGAATTCTGCATGGATCCCAGATGCTTTGCCGTCATGCTCGCATGGCCAAATGGTTTGGAAACAATCACATGACGGATCACCAAAGTCATGGGGCGGCTATTTCTGCACAGAGCGCACAAAGGCCACGCAATGCACGCCGCGTTGGTATGTATTACGCAGCACAGGCAAATGGGAGCCGCAGGTATGAGCGATTTCATGGAGATCATCAATCCACAGCGCATGATTGGCCGTCTTTACTTTAAAGGCGAGGTGGTCGAGGAATACAAAATTGAACAATGCGACAAATGCTCAAAGCTTGCCAAATTTGATAAATTCGGTTATCAAAAAGGCTATGACTCAACAGATAACATCATTTGGTTTTGTGGTGATTGTAGATGATTACACGCATGGAAGAAATCAAATGCTACTTTGCAGCAATTGAACATTGCACAAACAAAACCGGTGATCACGAGACTAGGTTGCAAAAAACAAAATCATGGTTTGAGTATGTGGCCCAGATGGCCGAGGCCATGTCAGCTGAATGGGTTGTAGCAAAGCGATTGGGCTATGACTACAAACCCGGACAATCACATGACAAATCAAGAGCAGATGTGGGCGATCATATTGAGGTTAAATGGTCAGCCAATCCAGCATCCAATTTGTGGATACAGGAATCGGATCGACATGATCGAGACATTGCCGTGCTTGTCGTAGGCAACTCACCAAAGATGCACATTGTGGGCTGGATACCGGTAGCTGTGTGCAAAAAGCCACGC